TATTAAATAAACTCGGCAATACGTTAGTATAAATAATTAACCCCTCGTAATAGAGGGGTTTTTTATTGTGCGTTACTTTTTAGATATAAGTTTAAAAATGTTATAAAATTCAATCAATATTATAATATGGAAGCAAAAATTCAACCTCTCCTCGAATGCTCAACGGAACTTCGAAGGGGAGGGCATCGTAAATAAAAGACCTGCACTCATTCTAAGATATATTTTTGAAAATATTTTTTTAACTTTTTTTTTCTTATAATATTCTTTTTTTTTACTTTATATATATATATATATTAATATGTTAACAATATATATGTTAACAATAGGGGCTAATTTGCATATTAGTATTTTTTTTCCTTATATTAGCTCATGGATTTCAAGGACATTAAGGAAGATAGGCACTATTTGTATGATAATTCGGAAGAATTCAAGGCATTTGTGCAAAATACCCCAATAGTGGAAGATTGGAGAGATGGTACACAAGGTGATTGGGTTATAACTGATGATGGGTATGTCTGCCAAATCCTTAGATTGTCTAAAATTGGTAAAAAAAAGTGCATACGCACATTATGTGGGACATATGCTATTGATGGTTCGGTTCAAATGATTGGCGATAATGGTATTGTTGACAATATCTATTCATTTTCGGGTAAGCATTCGTTTGATACGGATAAAGTTAGTGCAAAACAACATTTATTTGCACAATACGTTGCAAAAGGTGATAATGCCATTGATGCATACAAGAAAGCTCATCCTGATGCAAAAAGCGAATCATATATCAAACATAGAACAAGTAGTTTACTAAAAACTGAAAGTATACAAAAGATGATTAAAAAAGAAATTCAAGAATGTTTAGCCTCTGAAGGTGTTACTCCTGAGTGGATTATAGGTAAATATAAGACTGTTATCGATGTTGCAGATAAAGAATCTGATTGTTTAAGAGCATTGGAGAGCTTGACGAAGATTGCAGGCATGTTTGACACTCAAGACACTAAATCAGAACAATTGACTGTATGGGCTGGTTTTTCACCTGAACAATTGGAGGCACTTAACAATGGCGACAAAAAACTCGTTGCACACGCAGAAAAGGAAAAATAAGGATTATTGCCCAATCTGTAAGAATAGTTTGTATTTAGATAATAAATTTTCAAGAAGGGTTGGAATTTTGAATGAATTTGATGAAGTTGATGAATGGATGTGTCCATATTGTGAAACTCAATTTAATTTAAATGATAGGCCAACTATGTTATATGGAAAAATGAATGTTGAAGGAGAAGCATGATAGCTGATGATGTAAGGTCTGATGAATTTTTTACAATTGTTAACCATACACTCGAAGAAGAGGGTGGATATGTTAATGACCCTACCGATAAAGGTGGAGAGACTAATTACGGGATTAGCAAAAGAGCTTATCCTGACTTAAATATCTTTAAATTGACTGAAGATGATGCAATAGATATATATTGGAAAGATTATTGGCTTAGAGGTAAATGTCATAAAGTTCCAGTTAAGCTTCAAGCAATATATTTTGATATGTGTGTAAATTTTGGAATTAGTGGAGCAATTAAAGTGCTTCAAGAGACTGCTAATGGTAAAGGCGCTGATATAGGAGTCGATGGCAAAATAGGACCAAATACAATAAAAGCAATACAAAATTTAAGTTTAGAAAGAGTAAGAGCTTTTAGAGTCCTTAAATTTGCAAAGATAGTAATCAATAAGCCTGAACAAGTGAAATTTTGGTACGGATGGTACCGTAGAAGTTTAAAAGTATAAAAATTAAGGAGATAATATGGCAAATAATGCAAAGCAAAATGAAATGGAGAGGATATTAATGGCATTGCTTGGTGGACCAGCATCCATTCCTGCTCAGATAATGAAGGGTGCTCATGATAATATAGATGCACTTATATCTGATAATGAAAATAAAGATTTTTTTGAATTACAAAATTTAGTGCCTAATACTGGATTTTCAATAGATGATGAGGTTCCTCAAGGCGTAGAAGGAACGTATCCAAATGAACAAGCATTTCAACAAGCAATGATGCAACAGGCTTCTCCTGGTAGAATAAGCCGAGAAGAAATGGAGGCAATGGGAGTGGGAGTACCTCAATCATTAGTACCTCAATCATTGGGAGGAGCTGCGATGGGATACGAAGCTAAGATAGGTGCCAAAAGAGGTATTAACTCTATACTTGGTGAATTTATGAAAGAATTATTTAAAAAATAAATGGCCAATTTAAATCTTAATGGCAATGTATCTAAGAATGAAGAGATATTACATAGTGTACATAGTGATTTAATCACATTTGGGAAATTATTCTCTCCTCAAGACTTTTTAGCATCCGCAACTCCGAAATTTCATAATAAAGTTGGAAAATTATTAATTGATAGAGAAATACAGCAATTAGCTCTTGTTTTACCAAGAGACCATGCTAAATCTACTTTAGCTGCTGCTGCAGTACTATATAGATTCTTGTTTGCAACAAAAGATACTCCTGAGTTTATTGCTTGGATAGGAGAGGCTCAAGACCAAGCGATTGATAATTTAAATTGGATAATGACTCATATTTATGAAAATCCTGCAATTCATTATTATTTCGGTGATTTGCAAGGAGATAAGTGGACAAAGAGTGAATTTACATTAACCAATGGTTGTAGAATGATTGCAAAGGGTACATCTCAAAGATTACGTGGAAAAAAGCAATTATCAACAAGATATACTGGAATTGTACTTGATGACTTCGAATCAGAGTTAAATACTAAAACGCCAGAAGGAAGACTTCAAATTAAGAACTGGGTAACAGCTGCAGTCTATCCAGCCATTGATTTTGATAAAAATGGATTTTTATGGTGCAATGGAACAGTTGTTCATTATGATTCTTTTTTAAATGGAATTGTAAAAGAATATTTAAATGCAAAAAAGACTGGAGAAGACTTTTCTTGGGATGTTGTAACATATAAAGCTATATTAGATGACGGAACTACATTATGGCCTTCAAGATGGCCACTTAAGAAATTAGAAGAAAGAAAACAATTTTATATCGATTCAGGCACTCCTGCTAAGTTTTATCAAGAATATATGAACCAAGCTAAATCCCCTGAAGACCAGATATTTAGTGAGGAGGATATTAATGAAGGTTATTACAAAGGGAATGCAAGATTTGACGAGCAAGCTGATTCTTGGTATATACAATTGGACGATGACTCTAAAAAATACATCAATATCTACATCGGTGTTGACCCTGCTTCAACGATTAATAGCTATAGTGATTTTAGTGTCATTATGGTTATTGGTGTTACTGCCGAGTTTGATTATTATGTTCTTGAGTACTGGAGAAAAAGAGTACTCCCAATGGAATGTGCAGATGAAATATTTAAAATCCTTGAACGATACTCGCCAGTTAGAAGAGTAAATATTGAAACTATTGCATATCAAGAGATGTTAAGAGATTATGTTTATAAAAGAAGTAAAAAAGAAGGATTGTTTATTCCAGGAATCGAAAAAGGTATAAAAAATTACGGAAACAAAAAAAAGAAAGATAGACTATTTGAAGGACTTCAACCAATGTTTAAGCAAGGAGCTGTTCATTTAAAGAAAAACCATCATGAATTTATTGGAGAGCTATTAGATTTTCCAAAAGGCTCACATGATGATTGTATTGATGCATTTTGGTTGTCTACCCAATTTGCACGTGGGAATCCAAAAGCAGGTAATAAATTAAAACATAAAAATAAAGATGGTAGTTATAGTTATAAACATAAAATATATAACTGGATGACAGGAAAGAGAGTGTGATTTGCATTTAACAATAATTTATCAGTATATTATCGACCATGATTCAAGAAGATATTAGAGTTAAAGAGATACGTGAGTTATGGGACCGCTGGTCTGATGCACGTAAAGACTGGGATATTCAAGCAAGAGAAGATATTGACTTCTATTTAGGGAATCATTTTTCAGAAGAAGAAATGGATGCTCTTGCTGAAAGAAATCAATCTTCTATGGCTATTGATAGACTTTATTCCGCCATTGAACAGTTTAAAGCAATTATAACATCTAAACCTCCAAAATTTACAGCTGTTGGAAGAGAAGATTCTGATAATAAGATGGCAAATGTATGGAAAGGAATGCTTGAATATATATGGGATATATCTGATGGAGACGAAACTTTCAAGCAAGTTATTCATGACTATGCAGTTACAGGGTTAGGATATTTTTATTCATATATTGACCCTGAATCTGATTATGGTAGAGGTGAAGTAAAATTTACATATGTTGACCCATTCCGAGTTGTAGTTGACCCAAATTCAAGAAGTCGTTGGTTTGATGATGCATCAGGGTTAATGTTATCCACAATATTTTCAAAAAGACAATTATTAGATTTATATCCACAATTAGGAGAAATAGCTGAAGGTGAAGAAAAATCTATTATTGATGATTTAGAAACATTAAATGAAGAAGATTATCCATCTTCTACTAATGCTGCAGCAAAAGCGAGATTTACTCCTGATGTGGTTAAAGATTATGATACATTTGAAACTGAGAAATATAGATTAATTGAGTCATTTTCAAAAATTAAAGTACCATATTTCAGAATGGTTAACCTTCAAAGTGGTGAAGAAAAAATTCTTGATGAACAATCTTTAGCTGGTATTATGCAAGATGAAAAAACAAGAGTTGCAGTTGACGAAGGCATGCTTGATTTTGTTCAAGTTATGCAAACAAGAATTAAACTTCTTTGTTCGGTTGGACAAGTAGTATTATATGAACGAATATTAGATACTGATGTGTATCCAATAGTTCCAGTTCCAAATATATGGACAAATACTCCATATCCAATGAGTGATATAAGAAAAAATAAAGATTTTCAAAGGTTCCTCAATAAAACGGTGTCATTAATTACCTCACATGCTCAAGCTTCTTCAGGCCTCAAGTTACTCGTACCTCAAGGAAGTGTCCAAGATATGGAAGAATTAGAACGTGATTGGGCAAATCCGAATGCTACAATAGAATATGACCCATCTCTTGGGGAGCCACATTTTCCATCGCCACAACCATTGGCGAGCTCTATACTTCAATTACCTCAAATGATTGAAAAATATATTGACCTTAATATGGGCATCTTTGAAATGATGCAAGGGAATACGGAGGTTGCACCAAAAACCTCGTCAGCCACAATGATGCTAGAAGACTTTGGTCAAAGGCGTTCCAAATCAAAGCTTCGTGATATTGAAGGTAGTCTAAAGAGACTTGGTAGAGTTATTTATAATCTTGCTAAGTCTCATTATGACTTTAAAAAATCATTTAGAATTGTTCAACCTAATAATGATATTGATGAATATACAATTAATAAAAGATTATATGATGATAAAACTAAAGAATTAATGAATATTGAAAATGATATATCTATTGGTCAATTCGATATAAGAGTTATAGGCAGTTCTACAATGCCTTCTAATAAATGGGGTGAGTGGAATGTATATATGGAAGCATATCAAGCAGGACTTATTGATAGACAAGAAGCTCTTAAGAAAACAGAAATATTTGATAAGCAAGGAATCTTACAACGAATGGATGTAGTTGCGCAACTTCAACAACAACTTCAAGGAGCTCAAGAGCAAATTAAGAAATTGAGCGGAGATTTACAAACTAGAGATAGGGAATCTGTTAACTTAAGAAAACAAACTGAAGTTGAAAAATTTAAAGGAAGACTTAAAGAGCAAGAATTAGGCTCAAAGGCTGATAGTAAAATTGCTGTCGGTAGACTTAGTAACGCTGTTAAACTTGAATCCGAGAAATTACGTTTAAATACAGAATCACAAAAACGTAGTGAATCTCAAAAAGGTGCCAAGAAATAGCAAAAGGAGATTATAATGACAGATAATCAAAATAATAACGTAGATGAATTTGGAACTCCATTCAATGAAGGAATGGGACAACCCAATGATTCTATAGGGCAAGATGGACAGGTTGATATGCAGGAGAATTCTACGCAGAATTGGGAAGAACAGGCCAAGTACTTCCAGTCTGAGAAGGATAAACTATCTGCAGAAAATCAAAAGCTCAAACAATATGAAGAAGTTGGTAAATTTTTGGAATCACGTCCTGATGTAGTGCAAGCAATTGCAAATCAAGCAGGTGGTCAACCACAAGAACAACCTCAAGTATCGTTAAAGCCAGATGAGTTCGACCCATGGGAAGCCTACAATGACCCAACATCAGAATCCTATAAATATAGGATGGGTGAAATGCAATCCAATATTAACAATGCAGTTAATTCTGCTGTAGGCCAAGCAACTGAAGGAATACGTCAACAATCAGGAAGAACACAACTTGAATCACAATTAACAGCTCAAGGTATGAATAGTGCTGATATTGATTCTTTTATGGAATTTGCTGATAAACATCCTTCTGAGTATGGTTTAGAAAATGTTGTTAAAATGTGGAGAGCAGTTTCACAGGCTCCAGCACAGAGCCATAATGATAATCCACTTGACCAAGTACGTAATGTACAAAGTCAGCCTCAACCTACAGGTGTTCTCGCAGGAGAGCGTCCTAAAGGTCCAAAGTCTGATGAAGAGTCAATGTGGGATAGAGTAATGGGTGCTGGAAGTCGAGCAAATGTTTTAAAATAATAATAATGAAGGAGAAAAGTAATGGCAACATATAGTCAAGGCAGTTTATCGGCTAATGGTACATATACTCCTGGGTCATCGAATACTGATTTTCACACAAGACGTTTATTCGACTTTAGTGATAGAGTAGCAGAACTTGCCCCAGAAGAATCACCATTTTTCGTTTATCTGACAAAAGTAGGAAAAGTGCCAACTTCAGATTCCCAGTTCCGATTCTTAGAAGATAGAACAAAAATATCAATAACAGACAGAGCATTTTTTGTTGATGGAGCACAAACTTTAGCTGCTGCTGGTGGTATAACTGACATGTTAGTTGAAAATGTCACAGGAGCCACTACAGCTGCTACAGGTGTAGCATCTACAGATGGAAATGTACCCTGGCTTATTAAAGGTATGGTTGTTTGCTTCGGAGAAAATGAAGATACTAATGGTTATCCTATTAGTGCTGTAGCAAGAATCGAAAATATAACACATAATTCTGCTGATACAACAATTCAGGTTAGAACTATTTCTGCACCTGGAGATTCAACTACTGCGGTAGATGATGAAGTTAAGGTCACTGTTATAGGAACTGCGTTTGAAGAAGGTAGTGGTGCCCCAGATGTATGGTCTCAAAAATTAGGTCATGATTATGGGTATACACAAATCTTTAAGACAGCAGCCGAAATGAGCAATACATCAAGAGCCACAGTATATCGTGGATATTCTGATGAATGGTCACGAATATGGAATCTTAAATTAAGAGAACATAAGATTGACATAGAAAGAGCAATGCTCTTTGGACAAAGAGGCTCGCAAAATGGTATTAATTATACTGAAGGTATTTGTGGAAATATAATCTACAATCAAGCAGCAGCAACTATTTCTTATGGTGGAGGACAATTGTCTTACTCTGAAGATAAGGGATATTTGAAATCTGTTGCACTTGGTGAGTGGAGTTATGATGATTTGTTATCTGACTTGGAAGTAGTATTTGACCCTGCAAGGGGTGGAAGTACTTCTAAATTAGCTTTAGCAAGTCTTCCAGTAATATCTCATTTCAACAAAATTGGTTCAAGTAACACTTTTGTTGGTAACTCTAATAGTACAACAGTTCCTTATAACTTTGAGAGAAGTCAAGGAACTTTTGGACATCAAGTTACGAAAATTGATACTGTTCATGGCGATTTATCACTTGTTAAAGAACCTCTATTTAGAGGATTTGCTTCAGGGTTTATGTGTATGGTTGATTTAGACCATGTATCATATAGACCTTTAGTTGGGAATGGTATTAATCGTGATACATCTATAACAACTAATGTGCAACAGGCTGATGAGGATTTACGAAAAGACATGATTCTAACAGAAGCAGGTCTTGAAGTATCTCTTCCTGAAACTCATGCACTATGGCAATTGGAAGGAGTATAAGGTGAGAAGTGATATCTTAAATTCAAATAGTCTTAGCTCAGCAGGTACGTTAGCCAAGGTAAGAGAAATAACAGCTACAGAGTCTTTAACACAAGCTGATTCAGGAATGATTCTTGCGTTAAACTCTTCAGCTGCTGTGGTAGTAACTTTGCCAACAGATGCAAACTGTGAAGTTGGATGCAATTATCTATTTATTGTTCAAACAACAAATGATAATGCATATACAATTAAAACAGGTGATGATGCTGATTCTGGAGGTGATGACTTTGTAGGTGGTGTTCAATTATCATCTACTACCGCTGGCTTTGGACATGCAGTTTTAGTAGCAGCAAATGATTATGAAATAGTTCTTGACGGAAACTTAGCCGATACAGGTGGAGAGAAGGGCTCTTGGGTCTCAGTTCTCAAAATCTCATCTAATGAGTGGATGATTCGAGGAAATGTTTATAGTGATGATGCTGATTCAGATGGCACTGCTCTATTCACTAACAGCTAATCCGAACACATAAGGATTAATAGTTATTGGGAACTATGGAGTAAGTCGTATAAAGGGCTTACTCCGAATCCCATAAA